ATAAGTGTGTGTTTGGGAATAAATATACAGAGAGAAAGCCACCTTTTAAGGGGTGGCTATTCAATGGGAGATTAGGGTGGAATTAGTGTGGCATTTCGCTTACAATTGGGTTGTGAGGTATAAGTGGTAATTCGTGGATCCACTCAACCATACCCTGGTGTGTGCATCCGTTTACTTCCTCAACTGAAATAAACCAGTTTCCGTCAGCGTCTTGTAGTGGGTTGAAGAATGTATCTTCGTTCCATTTTTGGCCAACAAGTTGGTCTTTTTGTTCGATTGTTAATTTATATACGTTCATTGTTATTTAATTAAAATGTTGGATAAAATTTACCTGCACCAGAGTTGTATAGTGCTGTAGAATCTTGTGTACTTAGTAATCTGGTCCAAGCGTAAACCTCATCTATTTTACCACCATTACTCATGAAATAGTTGGTTCCAGTAGTATTTTTGTAAACACCAATTGATGGAGTATGTGCTACATCAGGTCTGTAAGCCGGATTCATTGTTGAACTATTACTAGCCACAACACTCCCGTTGAATCTTATTTTAGAGCCTACATTCCATTCCCTTTCAATCTCAACGTAAGTCCAAGTATTAAATAATGCACTCATATTACAAGTTAAATTTACAGAATTAGTACCATCCATGACTTGAAAATACATAATATTGCTGTTACAAAAAACACCATACCCAAATATTGTACTCCCACCAGCATTTCTTTGTGCGTTTGATATTGGCTGCTGAGAATCAATCGAAGTCCCTGTTATATTCATCCAAAATCCAATGGTAAAGCTATTTAAGAAGTTCAATGAGTTATTTGGTAATTGAACATAAGCATTTGTTCCATTAAAACGTAAATGTTCATAAATTAAATGTTTTAAAGTTATTACCATTATACATATGGTACAATAGCAAAAAAATAGCCACTCGTTTCCAAGTGGCTAAATTATTTTACAATGTATATTGTTTATGCGTGACAGCTAATGCATTCATTGTCAGTAGTGATACTATCACCACGCAACGAACTTTCACTACGCATGTAGTACAAACATTTGATGCCCTCACGCCACGCTAACTTATGCACATCGCTAATTACCTTTGGTGGTGTGTTTGGATCGAACATAAGGTTAAGTGAGATGGCTTGGTCTACATATTTTTGACGTATGCCGTTTTGCCTAACGATTTCGAATGGGTTGATTTCCTTGAACGTCAAGAACACCTCCTTTTCCTCGTCCGACAAGATATAGTCTGGTAGGTTAAGTACACTTCCTTTGTCTTCCTGTATTTGTTTCCAAACACTGTCGATGTTGTAGCCTTTCGCCTCCAACACGCGCTCGAGTACCGGGTTTTTCTTGATGAATGTACCCTTTGCTGTTTTTAAATTGAATATGTTTGCTGGGATTGGTTCAATTGATGCTGATACACCACCAGATATGTTTGCATTTGACACTGTTGGTGCAATTGCAATGTGGTGAGTGCTCTGCCTTTTACTGCGGAACGGTATGTGTTTTCCAGTAGTTTCACGTTTTTTGAACGGTCGATGAATTCTTGCAATACGCCTTCCAAGAACCAACATGCTAGTTCAGGCAGATCCATTCCGTTTTCGAATTTGTAGTCGCTCCACTCGTCCCAACGAGCCAAGTTAAGTGACGATAAACAGCAAATGAATGAGTGTAAAGGGTCAGAAAAGAGGGTTATTTCACTACAGATATTCGTGAATTCCACGCGAAGACCGTTGTTTTTGTATGCTTGTGGGTTAGCGTTGTTTACATTGTCCTCAAACATAAGATATGGCTCACCCGTCTCAAGGCGGGTTTTTAGTATCTCGCCCCACAGTTTTTGTGCTGCCGGTTCTTTTGCCTCTACTCGGTTCATGAAATCATCGTCAATTACAACACACTGGTGTAAATTCAGACATTGTCTGTTTACGTCTCCTTTTGGTCGGCGAATGCCAAGAAATTCCTCGATGTCTGGATGGTTAACTGAAAGGTTAACAGATGCGGCACCACGTCTAACGGAACCCTGGTTTGTTGCTAGGATGGTTGAATCGTAAATTTTACACCACGGAACAACACCCTCACTTACACCGTTGCCAGATATTTCCTTACCACGTCCACGGATTCTGGATGTACCAATACCAACACCACCTCCGGATGCGCTTAAACGCATTAGTTCAGCGTTTGACATACCAATTCCGTCAATTGAATCGTCAGTGTTAATACCGAAACATGAAATAGGCATACCGCGTTCCGTACCTAAATTGGATAGTACGGGTGATGCTAAGCATAGCCAGTTTTTCTCCATTGCTTCGTAGAAGTATTGCTGCAAGTCCTTACGTTTAAGGCGGCGGGACGCTGCTTTAGATACACGTGTAAATGCTTTGAACATGTTTTCGTGTGGTAAAAGGTAACCTTGTGAGATAGTGGCCATACCAATTTGGTCTAACCATGCTGGGTAGTCTTTGTGTTTTACCCAGTTTGATGTATCTACGTTTATTTTGCTCATATATGTTTGTTTTGTTTTTGCTTAATTATAAGTCACTCCAATCTGCGGTAGATTTAGAATAGTCAGTACTTTTTGATGCGAAGAAGTCTGTATGACTTAAACCACTAGTTAAATGACCAAACCATTCCATTTGTTTCAACATGTTTGGATCGATATCGTTGTACAATGGGTTGTATCCAAGTTCAACTAACTTTTGGTTGGCGCGTTCCTTGATGAAATTTTTCAATTGTGCTTTGGATAGTCCCTCAATGTCGCCCATTTCAAATGCTTTGTCGATGAAATTGAATTCCAACTGTACAGATAAATCACACGCCTCATATATTGCTTGAGTGAATTTTGGTGTGTTAAGTTCTGGGTTTTCGTCAATTAGTATCCTGAATAACCAACATCCGAATCTCGAGTGCAATGATTCGTCACGTACTGAATATTCCACGATTTGGCCAGTTCCCTTCATTAAATTACGCAACTGGAATGACATTAGTATGGCGAATGATGAAAATAAATTCACGCCTTCCGTGAATGCGGAAAATATAGCTAATGACAATGCACGTTCTTCTAATGTGTTGCCTGGTGTTTCAATTAGTCGCTCTAACTTACCAGCGGTAGCTGGGTCCTCCATGAATTCCAATATGTTGTCAAGTCCAAGTTCCTCGTTTAAGCGAAAGTAGCTCTCAGCGTGTATCGACTCGAAGTCAGCACATGCGCGAGCCGCTGCTTGTATTTCAGGTTTCGGGAACCATGCTGATACCTTAGTTGACCAGTAGTCATTCACGTGTACTTCGGTTTGAGCGAACGATTTTAATATGTTGCCCACTAGGTTTTTTTCGCTTTCGGTCAATTTGCCTTTCCAATCCGCTATGTCTGACGATAATGGAATTTCATCCGCTAGCCAGTGCACACGGTGTTGGTCTTTGTAGAATTCAAATGCCTGTGGGTATTCAAATGGTTTGTAGTGTAAACGTGGTTCTGTTAATGCCATGTGTTTATGTGTTTAGTTCAAAAAATTTCTCACGAAGTAATTGCTTGTCCAAATTGTCGAAGTCCTCAAATTTACGGTTTTGTCTAGCTGGTACCGTATCTGCTTCCTCGTCGTATTGATCGCCAATTACTATTTGTCCTGTTTTAGTGTTAATGTCAACTTCGTAAGTCATACCGTCGCCACCATATCTGTTTTTCATGATGTGTAGTCGTCCAGTACCGTTTACTTTGTCTTCTTTCTTTCTTGATAGCGACATACATAAGTCGGCTACGGCCATTTTTGCATAACTACCTGCGGCTTTGTCGCCTTCAATAACGCTATCTTTTGCACCAGCTCTGTTCACCTGCGACACCGACCAAATCGGTATGTTTTGTTGGCGAGCAAGGCCTTTTGCGCTAGTATAAATATCGTCTATTTCGCCTTTAGTGTCTGTGTTTCGTTTTTTACTTGCAAGTAGATCTAAGTAGTCAATGATGATTAAGTCTGGCTCAATGCCCATTTCCCTTACTTTATTGATGTGCGATTCAATAGTGGACATGGTTGTTTTACCCATCGCAAATTCACGAATGATTAATTCGCCAGGTAGTTGTGAGGTGATTTCCTCCACTTTTTCCTTGCTTTTGTCTAATTGGTCAACATCAACACCAGTGAAGAACGCATCGTAACGTCTACCAGTATATGCTTCGCTTAACTCAAGTGTGTAGTGGATAACGTTGTATCCCATTTTAACGGCCAATCCACCCATGGCTACTAATGTCCACGATTTACCACCACCAGGACCACCAAATATAAGTCCTAAATCGCCGTTACCAATACCGCCCTGGATTAATTCGTTGATTTGTTCCCATGGTGTAGGTACAGTTTTTCTGTGGTCTTCACGGTATCTCGATTCAGTGTCGCGTTTGTATTCGTGGCCGATGTTCTTGTCTTGTCCGGCCTTCATTGCTGATTCAATCATGTATTTGATTGATTCGTAGTCACCAGCTTTAAGTAAATCAACACTGGATAGCAATGCTTTTTTAAGTTGTTGGTTTTTACAGAATGTGCTGAATTCTTCCTGCACATACGGCAAATCAGATACATCTGTTTTGTATGCTTCACGAAGTTGTTCGCGGATGGATACTTTAAGTACATCGTTGTCGAGTTTCTTCATTTCCACTTTCAACATGTCCATTGATATAGTTGTGTGATACTTGCCGTAGTAGCTCAATATTTCACCAATGATCCATTTGTGTGCCGGGTTTGAAAAGTGTTCCTCGGTGAGCACATCGTGGATGTTTTGCAAGAATTCTTTGTGGTTGAGTAACGACGAAATAACTTTCATTTGAAAGGGAACGCCATATTCTTCCATTGATTGGAGTGCTGCCATATTATATAACTTTTATTTGTATTAAATGTACGAATGAATTATTGGGTAACCAACAAATCTTTAAATGTATCTTGTATCCAGTAGTCTACGTTTTTAATTAAACCGCCCAACTGGTCCTCGTGGTACATTTCCACGAATGCCTCAGGGTGAAATTCAAGTGGTGTGTTCTGGATTAAATTGTCAACGTCGCGTTTGTCTTGGTCGGACATCATGGGATTGGATAAATCCATGATTTTGTATTTGTTTTCAAGTAGTTCTACATCGTGTAGCACTCTTGCGTAAATGATGCCCGGTAATGCATCCGAGGCATCACCTAGTAGTGTTTTGTACAGTATGAAATTATGCGGGTCAAGGTTGAATTTTTCGCGTACCGTTTCCTCAGTATAGAATTCACGTTCAACTGGGCGATAAACGATTACTTGGCGCGTGATCAGCTGTAAATAGTCTTTGTCGCTGGATACTATGAATACACGATCGTTCTCGTGTTTAGGCAATGTACCTGACAGATATGCGATGACATCATCCGCCTCAACATTACCCAAGGTAATGGTTTTAACCGGGAGTGTTTTTAAGTATTGGATGATGCGAACGATTTGGCCGATTTTTGCTTCGTCTTCCTCGTCGATGTTGTCAAATAGCTCGTGTTTGGTTACACGGGTAACATTTCTCCCCGACTTGTATTCGGGGATAATGTTTTTACGTGATGTGGATGAACCAATACCATCAAATACCATGATGATTTGTGTTGGTTGTATTTGGCGTATTAACGCGCCCAATGAGCGGAAAAAACCACCTAACCCGCCGATATGGGCTCCGTTTGAATTAACTGCGTTTATGGCGCTAAAGTTGCGGAAGAATAGATTTAATGAATCTATTAACATGTAGCGTTCGTAAGTTGGTGTTTCCTGGTTTTCCTGGATATTGTCAAGTAGGTTAAGTAGATTTTTCTTCATCGGTTGGTTAATTAAATATTTCTGGGTATTGTTCTTCAAAGTCATCCAATATTATATCCATTAGATCAAAATATTCATCTTCATCATGTATGGATAGGTCCCCTTGCAGTAATGGGATAAAGTACATATCAACATATTCCTGTAGGATTTTATGGGATTGTGGTGAATGTTGTTCTAAGTACAAAAGTGTTTTTTTAACCCGGGACGCTAACCACACGTAATCACTTTCTGTTTCCATCTAAATTATGTTTAATTTGGTTAATTACTTGTTTAAATGCGTCTACTGCCTCCTTTACTTTAGGATTAGATGATGACTCACTAATACCGGCTAATTTTTTCATACGTTTTCTCTCCTCACGAGACCCGGGTGGGTTTCGTTTGAGATATTCGTTCATGGCTTCGTCTAAATTATTCATTGGTTTTTTAAATTAATTAAATTATTGCGTCAATTTCGTCTGGTGTAGGGTAACTGTCCTGTTTTTCTCCCCATTCTGAATCGTCTGTGTCGATACCATATGTTCCAGCACCCAAAATGTCCACCCATTCGTGCGAATGTTCGTCTTTGTATTTTTTGATTGCGTTCGGATCGTCCTTAATGAAACCATGGGCGGTTGAAATAATGGTACCAGTTGTGGTAATACCGTTGATGTGGTTTTTATCACATGCAATTTTGGTACGCAACGCAAATTCTACTTTTTTCTTGTCTTTGGTTGCGTTGATTTTTGATGTACCAGCATTGGTAATATTACCAAATGTTAAACATAACGATGCATCGTAGTAAAACGTATCTCCTCCTTTATTGGTCATACGAGGTTGAGACATTGGTGTTAATGCTGGAGCCACACCTGTTTTGTTAATGATTAAGAATGTATTGGTGTATTTGGATGATTCCTTACGCGACAATACAATTTGTTGGTTAATGAAATTACCAAATTGTGTAGCGATAGCTCCACTATTCCACATAGGGTTGTTTGTGCCTTTCTCGATGCTCATGTCGCAAGCAATGGATCCAACTGAATCCCACAAGAACAATAAGTCGTATGGTAAGTTGCCTTTCTTCTGCTCGTTTAGTAAGTCAATTATGAATGTAGCAATATCCTCAATTGAATTTAATGTGCTACGGTCGCGGTAAATGAAGAATCCAGTGTGGTCAGTGATTTCGCCAGTGGATTCGTCAATAATGTCCTCCATTTCGAAGCCCATTTGACGCCAATGTCCAAAGTCGTGTTTCATTTCCGTGATGATTAACACTGGCAGTACACCCATTTTCTGTGCATTTACTGCTAATTCGATTGATGTGGTACTTTTTCCAGTATTTGAACGGCCTCGCACCATCATGATGTGCCCCATAGGGCAACCAGGGATGGATAACGCGTCTTGCAGGGCGGGAGAAAAAGGAATCCAACGTTGTTCCTTGAACTTTACGTTGGATGCCAATCCTTTACTCTGCTTAAATTTGTCTAGACTGAAATTTGCTTTGATTGCTTGGTCAGCGGCTGCTGACAGTGATTGTCTTCCTTTAGCCATAACTTTATTTTAAGTGGTAAATAGTGTGTGTGAATTAGAACGGCATATCGTCGTCATCGTCCTCAAACAACTCGTCGAATTTGTCCGCTTTCGTTGTTTTTGCTGCTGGTTTTGCAGATACACTGTAGTTTGATTTAGGTGCGGCTTTTTTCTCGTCCGGGAATACTAAACTGTCCTCGTCTTCTTCACCAACCGGTGCCAACCATTCTTGCAATGCTGCTTTGATGTCGTCAAATGGCAATGGTTTGTATGTGTCTAACGGGTTTGTTTGTTCTTCTAGTAAACGCTCAACTACGGCATCGTCATCGTATAACGGTGATGTTTTAATTGCAACTGAAATAGTTGTTTTGTTGTATGCAGTACCAGTGGATTCAGGTCCTACAGTAGTTAGTTTAATGTCTCTACCTACCATGATGTCTGTGAAGTCACCTACTTCTTCGTCAGCTGCTAATTGCAGGAATGCTTCGTAAATTTCCTTACCAAATTCCCACATTTTAACACCGTCCTCTTCTGCACCACGTACAACTACAGGTACTTGGATACGAACTTTAGGGTCAAGTTTTTTGGCTAACTTCCAGTTTTCTTTGTCGTTAGTACCACGCAATTGTTTTGCGAATTCAGCGATAGGATCTTTTTCACCCCAGTTTAATGGTGAAGCGATTACTTTTTTACTACCGATATTGTAGTAGAATCGCAACTCAGTGAATGGATTTTCCTTGTTGAATTTAAATGGTACTACACGAACCGTTTGTTTACCAATTGTTGGTTTGAATTTGTCCGGGTACTTCACATCACTTTTCTTAAATGATTGTGGATTTTGCATTGCTTCTAACTTGCGTTTGATTGCGTCAATGTTCATATATAACTTATTTATTTGTTTACAACTTGAATATACGGAACCTTTATTTAATAGACAAATATTTGTCTAAAGTACCAGCCATTTTTGTGGCTGGATTTATATTTCAATTATTTTGTATATGCGTGTTTGGAGTGTTTTGATTTGCCCCTCTTGCGTTAACAATATGCTGTTTTTGTAGTGTTGCCAGTCAATTGGGAATTTTGGGTCAACTACACCACCGTTTAAACGTTTGATTAGTTCGTTTAATGAGTTAATGGTGTACAAGACATTGAATTCTTTCTTACGGTGCACTAAAATTGTATTTTCTGGTATGTCTGTTACATTGCCTTGGTCAATGTTGTATGTTACCACGTATTCGTTGTTGCTTTTAATGTGCAAAACGAACATTTTGTTGTATAGTATGCTGTACTTGTTTGAAAGACCACCAATTAGGTTGTCTAGGTCACCGAGTGTGGTGAAAGTACATAGTAAACGATTGTTCATGTTTAAGTCGGTATTCATAAATAGGTCATAGTCATAGCCATGACTCGTATTATACGTATACGGAGTTTCTTCTAAGGTTGGATACATAACTGATTTTATTTGAAATTATATGTGTCACCCGCTTTGGCTTTCACATTTAGTTTACATTGTTTAAATACGTCCAGTATTTGCGACATGGTTTCTGTTTCGGATTCGTCAACGTCGAATAGGAAACTGTCGTATACGGACAATACAAGTTTTGTGTTTTTACCACGCAACAGTTTAAATATTTTCCACATTAGTTTAACGTTAGTTGCGGTCTCGTAGTTTTGCAACACGTAGTTGAGTAGCTTTTGTGGATTCATGTCGCTCAACTTGTCACGTTCAAATTTATACTGCGATAATGGACATTCAATGTAGCCGTTAGTGGTGAATTGGTGCCATAATGTGTCTGTATATTTTTTTACTTTACTGAAATATACTAAATTTTCGTACTGTTTCCAAATTCCTCCGTAAAGTTGCTGGAAAGTGATCTCCTTTGCTTTGTGGTAATCCACATTATATAGGTCCGCAAAATATAAATGCACATCTTGCCCACCAAAGTCATGACCCACCAAATGTGATAAAAGCACAGGATGATACCCACTAACATCCAGCTCAATGAAAGTATCGTTGTTCGGTATAAAGCATTCTCGTTCGCCATTGTCTTTACTTAATGTATTAAAGTTAAGACCACCAAACGTATTTGACGGTCTAGTGGTTGTAGTATTTAAATTGTAGTGTGTGTAGACGCGTTGTGTATCGTCTTTTCCGAAGCATCGCTTATACTCGCCTGTATTAACTGATATTCCACTGCGTTCTAGCATGTTATATGCAATACAAGCTTTATTGTAGAAATGCGTAGTGTTGGTTTCGGGTAACACGCTAAAGCGTTGCTCAAACCATTCGTAATGTTTTACAATTGGTATGATTGCATTAACGTCTGCTCGGTCTGGGTATAAACGGTAAAAATATTCGTGTGTTGGTGTATGTGTGGGTAGTTTAACGTGTATTCCAGGTACAGGGCAAGCAATGCTTTTGTGTGTGAAGTAGTGGAGGAATTCCTTTTTGTCGTGTACGTGTATTGTTTCGATACTGTCCAGTACTTCTTGAATTAATTCAATTGGTAAATTGATTGTGTCGTTGTGGTTTACCGGGAGTATATATCCTTTGTCGTTTTGTGTGGGTTTGAGGTATATTGCACATATCTCGTTTTCTTGTGCGTGGTGAGTGTGGGATATAGGGAGTATGTCCACGTATACGTTTTTATGACGTATGCGACATAAAATGTCGATTTTATCTGTATCCTCAATTAGCCAAAACATGGATTGAAGATACGAATAAAATACTAAACAGCAAAGTATTTTGCGTAGTCTTGTTTAGGTTGTGTCTTGTGATTTAAGTTTGGTGTATGTGGGTTGGTCGATTTCCATGTACTTTAGTTCGTTGTTTTTCTTGCAGAAGTAACGTGTGAATAAACCGTTTACATAGTCATCTGGTGTGGGTTGAGTTGGGTTTGGTTGTGGGATTAAACGTGGTTTAGCGGTGTGTGAATATTCCATGTTTGGTGAAATGGATATTTCAACACGTTCAGGTGTTACTGAATTGTTGGGTAAATTGGTTTGCTCAACTAGTGGTAGCAAAAGTTGTGATGTACCGTCTTGTGGTGATTTACCGGTATATCTTTCGTTTTTGTATGTTTCGAAATAGTAACCTGAATATATTTCACCGGTGGTAGCGATTTTAAATTCGCCACCGTTGGTGAATAAGTTTGATTTGTATTGTGATTGTGGTAGGTACATGTTTAGTTAATTATATTATTGGCACATGAATATTTCCTCCACTTATATTACCGCTTAACACAGCTGATGTATATCCAGACAATGGGGAGGTTGATAAACTGTTAGGCCCATTTACCCACACCCATAGGGGGCCATGGGGTTGTTCCCATTGTTTTGCGAGTTGTTTTGCTTGTGCCTGATTTTGAATACCTTGTTTAAGTGATTTTAATATGGTGGAATACTTTGAATTGGATAATGTGGATGCCGTAGCCTGAACCCCGGCAACCATTGTATTGTAGTTTTTAACCTTATACGAGTTAAATGTGGTGGAACCAGGTAAATTTAAAGTAGTATTGAATGGGTTGTAAGTAGGTCTAAAACCAGGAGCATTAGATCCTTCAGCTTGTGCCCACGCCTTTAAAAATACTAAATTTCCAGGTGTGTTTGGTGCTCCTAGTTGGGATAGTAAATTTGAATAAAATAAATTTGTTTCGATTGATGTGCCAGGTCTGGATGATTTAACTATTTTGTTGGTGGATTTTTTGCTAGTGATTTGCTCATTAGTTTCGCCAAGTATTTTCTTCACCTCCGCAAGTAACTTGTCGTACTGTATATAGTGGGAACCGTTGTTGTCGCTATTGGCTATGGATGTTGTTTCCACTGATGTTTCCCAGTCGCTATTGGATAATTTGTGGTGTACGCCTCTAATTATGAAGTGTAAATTTTCAGGGTATCGTGGGGGCAAAAATCGAGATGCTACGCTTAATTCGTTGTATATTTTAATACCGCCAATTCCGTCCATGGTTACACCCAAATTGATTGGGACAAACCCATTTGTTGGTGATGAGTATTTTTCGTCTACGTTTAATTGTATTTCGGCCTGGATTGATTTGTAGAATTCGGATACTACGGATATGTTGTTCTCGATGATTTGCGGGTCTAATTCTATTTCGGGTGTGTTTTTTAAACCGAATGCTGATTTGTGACCCCACCAGAATTTTTTCAAGTATGTCTCCTTCACTTCGTCTCGGCTATTGCTGAATCCCGTGCTTAATGGTGCAGATATTTCTGGTTGGAGGCGATCGTTGAGTCCTTTGTTCCATTTCGAGAACATGGTGTTTTCTACGCCCTTAACATATCCACCAGCAGTGGAACTAATTGCGGCCATGTTTGCGAAGTCAGGGGTAATTTCGGTTTTTAAATTAAAATTGCGTACGAAGTTTGAAGATTTAAAATCGTGGTTGTAACCATACAACTCTAACTCGTATTTACGTGGTTTTGGTTCGTAGTAGCTTTGGTCAATTATGCGAATAGTGTTTTCTTCTTCGTCGATTATTGGTTCCAGAGTGTTTATACCGCCCAACGCCTTGTTTAATTCTTTACATATACTGTCCAAGAAGTTAAATAGCGATAAATTGCCCTTCTCGTCTAAATTGTTTTTTAAACAAGAATCGATTGTGTGGTGATGAATGTATATGTTCATCATGTACGCAGATCCTTTCTTGTCTGGGTTTATCCAGTGTTTTAATTGGTGGAAATAATGTTTGGATCCTACTGGTTCATCGTGGTTATTCACAATGCATACTTGTGGGTCTAACGATACCTGGAATGGGAAATGGTACATTAAACTGGAATATGTTCCGCTATCTATGTCTAGCATTTTGTATACCGGTTTGCCTCCTTCATGTATGTTTGGGATAACGTATTTTTTAAGGAAATCTAGTAAATGTCCAAAACGCATGTAGTATCCCAATAGGTAGTCATCTTTAGCAGCATTGCTGTATTCGATGAATGCGACGTCCTTTATTTCTTGGGATGTATTGCTGAATGTGATTGATTGAACTACAGGATTGTATTTCACTGTATAGTCTCGGGTGTCTATCCAATATTCGTTTGGTAAAAGATCAGGGGCAATAAGGAAATATCCACTACCGTACGATGTGGTTTGTTTGGCTCCGGGGTATTTTGCTAAGATTGATTGTTTAGCTGCTTCCTCCGAATCATGGGGGCCTAAAGTCTCTATACTTTGCGGTACAGGTACATCTCCTTCCACTGGTTTAATGAAATGACCCATTTGAGTGGGTGTGTCCTTTACTGAAATGGTTATTTTTTCAGTAGAATAATTAGTGCGGTCACTATTCAACAATGACTGGTAGTATAAATACGACGAGATAACATTGGATGTTGGTGAAACTATTAAGTCAGATGCCGGGTCAGCAGTGCCAGTTTCAGTGGTAGAATTATATGTGGTATCAATTAACTTTAAAATGTCTGGGTTTGGTGATATATTTGTTTTGAGTGACTCAATTACATCACCCATACTAAGTAACTCTAGTGTGATATCATATGAACCGTCTTGAGCGAATTGCCAATTGAAATTTACTACACGGGCTACCAATGCATCGTAGTTACCAGATTTGTCTGCACGGTATTTTTTAATTCGGGGTATCATGTCGTAGTATGTCTTTATACTGTCGCTAAAGAAACCATCCGGATCCTCAACT